ACCGATTTCAGACTGTGCATCATCAGCAGTAACTTTAATTTCATTAATAGCTGCAGTTAAATCGTTTGCAGTTGTATTAAGAGACATATTACCAATATCTGACTCGTGCTCGTTAATAGCGCCGGTCAAAGTAGATGAAGCAGTATCAAGTACATCTCCACCTTGTTTAGCATCTAGCTCATTAATAGCAGTAGTTACATTAGTACCAGTAGTCGTAAGAGACATTGTACCAAGATTTGCTTCATGCTCATTAATAGCATCTGCAAGAGTAGTAGCTGTAGTATTTAATGCTTGTGTAGGATCTACATAATCTTGTACTAATTTAAATTCAGATGCAAGACCAGGAGCAGGATTACCAGCAACTGTAGCAGTATCAATATTACCACCGGTTTGGCCAGTAACCGTAATAGTAGCATCGTTTGTACCATCTACACCACCGATATTTGATCCTTTAATTAGGACCGTATCGCTATCAGCATAACCAGTTCCTGCTTGAGTAACCGCAACAGAATAAACTCCAGCAGTATTCGTGATTGTAAATGTTGCAGCCGAACCAACAAAGTCGTTAGCGTTAATTCCGTTTAATCCAGTGAATGTTGTAGTAGCATTATTTGCAACTGTTCCACTTACATCTCCGAGTTGAGAACCAATCTCGTTGGTTTTAATACGCCATTCGTCGAACGTATTAGTGTTTTGAATATTAACAATGGCCATTTACATTCTCTCTAATAGTTGTTTCAAGATGCCTTTTATTTCTTGCACCTCGGATTGTAACTCTTCTATTTTATTTTCTTTTTCGAGAAACCTTTGTCTGGCCTCCCGTGCTTGTTGTGCAGCAGATCTGTTTTTATTTATAATAGCACCAGAGCGAGAATCCCGGTATAATCCAGGATTCCCTTCAACTGGGATATGTGTTTGTTTACTCATTATACAAGTGCAATCGCTCTAAGTGCTTGACCTTGTGGTACAAAGGCTGGGTTTTCTGATTTCATAACAATTTTAAGAGCAAAAGCTTTAAAGTCTTCAGTAGGATCAATAGACCATTCTACTTCTTTAAACTCCTCAATATCACTTACAGGAATAGGACTATTAGGCGATGCTAGTGTCCAAGCTGTTGCACCAATCGCCGTTTCGTCTTCAGCAGTTTTATAGTAAATATCAAACTCAGTATTATTAGGTCTAGTAACATCAATAAACACTTTAAGAGTTGACGATGCTTCATCTAGTAATACTGTTTTAGTTACGTATTTGGCAAGAGCTGAACCGGTGTTTGCAGTATTTTCTGCTTCATAATTAATTACTGTATTAAATCCAGCGGTTGCTGATCCAACTGGCCGGTCAATACGGTTACCAATAGTGAATACTGTTGCACGTTCAAGGTCAACTGCAGGGGATAGATTTGCCTTAGTTGAACTAAATGCACCACGAACAAGCAATGAAGAACTTGATTTATTATCACTTGTTGCAATCACTCGAGTAGTATCAGTATACATTGTTTCATTTGGAATAATTGGACTATAAAGAGTATCTAACACGTATGGTGTACGTGATGTTTCAGTAAGTCCTAAACCAGATGATGTTTTAGCAGACCAGGTAATATTTGTATTATTTACAAGTACTTGTTGAATATTTGTTTGGAATGCTTGGAATGCACGGTTATCAGTAGCAACTACTGTTCCTGCGCCGCCAATACCTGTTGTTGTAGCATTAGTTGATACTGTAATTGTGTAAGAATCTTGCTCAACATTATCTACTACATGAGTAGCATTTAATTCAGATGCTGGAATACCGTGCACTGCACTTGCAACACCGCTAATAGTAACACTAGAATTTACAGTTGCATGTTTAAAGAATCCATGGTCGTCATGATATACTCTAACCTGATTAGATCCTGATGTCATGCGTAATGCATCATACCTGAGTTGTACTTTTTCTGGCTCATCATTTTTAAGGATAAGATTAGCAGTAGCACCAGTAGTAAAGTTAGCACGATGAATCTTAAACTTAAGATCTGCATTCTGATCAGCTGTCCATGTAGAAGCATTCTGTGATTTAAACATAACACCAGCATATGGTTGCTTGTTAATCTTAACACCTGCAGTATCATCTTCTCCCATTACAGCATGCCATACTTTATACTTATTTGTATTAGCAAGAATCACAATACAGTATTCTACATTTTCTTGTAAGAAGACCGGAGATTCAAATACAAATGATGTTGCAGTAGCACCTGTTGCAGAAGTATTAACGTCTGCTGCATCTTTAACTACTTCACCAAAAGGAGCAATTCGAGGTGATGGGAAACCATTTGACATTTCGCGAATCTGAACAGTGACAGGAATATTATCATCCTTTTCACCGAAGAAGATATCGGCTTGGGTGATATATGCACCACCTACTTCATCAATCAAGAATGACTGAGCTAGTGGATCCCACCAACCTTCTTGCGTACGTGTACGTGTATTCGTAATGATACGGTTATCACTAACATTTGATTGCTCAACACGAGGAACTCTTGTTGACAAGAATACTTCTTCAACGTTGTCAATTAGACCTGAAGCAGTATATGTTGCTTGAGCTTCAGTTGAATTTGTTGTAGCATTGGTTGATGAATCAGTAAGTCTAAATACTCGAGAACCAGTATTAAATCGACGCGATGCGTTATTAGGAATAAAGAACGAACCTGTTACTTTACCAGTTCCATCAGTTACTAGAGCACCAGCAGTAGATGGGTGCGATGTAATATTATTTTGACCTGTAACAACACTTGTATTATTATCTGACCAAAGAGTATATGCCTCTTCTTTAACAAAGTCTGCTACAGCAACACCATCAAAGAAAGCATACACTTGAGTATTTGGCTTCATTCGAGTAGCACTAAATGAGATCTGCCGAGACCGAATAAACGGTGCAATATCAATTGATACAATACGATCGCCTTGAGATTCAACTTGTGTAGACCATGCTAATGCTGTAGTTGTACCTACCCGCGTTTGATTATCCGTAGTAGTAGATGTAATTGTTCTAAATTGACGCAAACCTCGACCAACTTGAGAACGTTCACGCGTTCTAACCCAGTTTCCAGTTTGAGTCTGTGTACCAGACCATTGTGTCTGCCAGTTATTCCATACAGTACCAAATGATGTTGTTTCATTAATCTGATCAAGCATGGCTTCAGTAACACCAGCGTTATCAATAGTAACGCTTGGACGTCGACGAGTATCTCTCCACTCATCAGATGATGGTGAAAGATCTACAGAACCTTGCCATGTAAATACATCATATGGGTTAACGTTAATTAGCGAAGATGCCTGAGGCTGATTAACTAGATCTGCATTAGCATATGGTAGCGTAACTAAATCACCTGTTTTTTGAACACCTGAAGAACTGCTTGCATCATAACGTAAGCGTGTTGCTTCTTGAACAAACTGTGGACGTAGAATACCGTCATCAGGATCGATAGCTGCTCTATATTCTGGTGATTTTACATCGGCAACATTATAAGATTTAAATGAGTCTACAACAAATCCATTCTTAAACCGTTGCAATGCACCAGTTGAATCAACGATCTGGCGGCCTGAAGCTTCTTTTTCAAGGAATGAAAGAGATGTATAATATTCTAGTGTATTAACTCGACGCTCAATCTTACCAATATCACGCATTGTATATCGTTTATTATCTAGAATAGTAATTTGTACTTCGCTTGGCTTAAGTGTATATGCAGGTACTAGTAAGTGATAAAGAACCATTGCATCTTTTGGATCGTCTGGCAATTCAGGATTTAGACCTGATACGCCTTCAACAACTCCAAATTCGCCATTCTTATCTAAGAATACTTTATCTTTACGATTCAGATAGTATTGTACATCTGTTGTAAATGTAGTTGCAGGTTCTGGTACAAGTTTAGTAACAGCTCCTGTACCACTAAAGTTATTACCAGCATCTGACACTCTTGGTCGGAAGTCAATAGCAGAACGAAGTTCTATAATTTCACCAGTAGACTTAACTGTATAAGATGGGATATCTTCGTATGTTACTGCATTACCATCATCATCTGTCAAACCAGAATATGAATCAACTGAGAAGAAGTCGCCGGTACCGTCATGAGTAAAGAACTCATACTTAATAAGAAGACGTCCAGTTGGAACAAAATTTGTTTCAGGTTTAATGGTAATCTTTGAGATACCGTAGAAGTTATCTTTTTGGCCATTGTCAAAGTCATAGTATTCTTTTACGTCTGTATCTGTAGCATCAGCATCAGTACTAAAGTCAGCAGACATATACACAGCAAGCAATCGATAACCATCGGCTTTACCTAGCTGTAAGTCCCCGGCTTCGATTGTTGCTTGGTTAGTAAATGCAACCTGGTGAATGTTTTGAGCACCGTTACTTGTTAGTGATTTAGAATCATGATCAAGTGTTTTCTTTACACCTGCAATAAGTTCAACAGTTTCACCGTTATATGATGTCAATCCTGAGATATCAACAGATTGGCTATTAACTGAGATAGAGATATCTCCTGAACCTAATGTTACAATTGTACCAGCAGATGAGCCAGAAGTAACAGCAAGAATCCAGTTGTCTGTATCAAAAGGCTCAAACAATTCAGTAGAACCTGCTGTAGTAAATGTAGCTTCCCCTGCAGATACTGTATCAGCACCAAACTTTTTATTAGAAAAATATACGTAGTTAAAATCGCCGGTCCCATCGTCGCATGTTTTTACACGATCGAATGGCAAAGTAAATACTAATGTATTTCGAGATGGCTCATTAAGAACTGCTTTAGAATTTACTAATGTAACATTTCCACTAAACCCAGATGATTGAATAGATTTAACTGCAGTAAAAGATTGTGAAGCATTCATCTCAATATCAAAGAGATATACTTTATAATCTGTACCATCTTTTTCGATACTACGTACTCGCGCAAACCCGATAGTAGAACCTCCACCAGATGCAGCAGACTTAAGGTTAACTTGTCCAAATGTTGTAGTATCAGGAAGACCGGTTACTGTTGATGCAGTCAATCTTACAAAATTACCAATAACAGAAGATACAGAAGCACCTTCAAATAGTGCAGCTTCTCTTGATTTATTGATACTTAGATTTGTAGTTGATAGTGTTTCAATCTCGTAACCACGAACATATGCCTTTGATGGCTCGATCGCTGCAGCAAGTTTTGTAGCATCTCCTGGGCTATTGACGTCGGTATCTTCTTTCATTGATACTTTGAAAGGACGTACAGTATAGTCACCTGATTCATCGAATGTCCGGCGTGCAAGAGTATCTTCGATTACGTTGTAGTCGGATTCTCGTACTTGTTTTTGAACCTTACCATTAACGACTCGCAATAGCAATAAGAAGTTATTAATAGTAGCAGCAAAATTAGCTTGAGTCTTTAGCGCCGTTTTAATTGAATACCGGTGAGCACCAGGAGCAGCATAGTTAGGAGTTCCTGTTGCGTTATCATTCAAGGAGTTATCTTCGGCTGATGTTGCTACTGCTTCAGTAATTTCTAAACCTACATCAAAAGAAACATCATTTGTATATTTTGAAAGAAGCAGTGTTGCAGCTTTGACAACCACAAAGTGCCCACGAATAAAGTAAATACCCTCTTCAACTTGTACTAATGCACCATAACCGGTAGGAGTAGATGTTCCTACTGTTGCAGTAATTGTACCATCATCATACGACTCTGTGCCGCTATTCCATACTTGTTCTGTAAGAGAATCAGAAGCAGAGAATGTTTTATCAGTATTAGTTGTTCCATTTGAGTTCTGATAAACAACATAAAGTGTATCCGGATCAGATCCAGAAGCAGCAGCGGTTGCAACAACCTTTGCCCTAAGACCATCGGCATTCTTAAAATGTTTACCAATAAGTGTGTCGCTTACTGTAGTTGAAATGGCAGATAGCTTAACATAGTGTGCATAGTTATTATAAGCATTACCACCTGGAATTACAAGCGAGCCCTCTTTAAACATATGGTTACCAAATTGTGTAACCTGGTTTTGAAGCATCGATTGGAGCTGTGTCATCTCCCTCGCTTGTACGGCAATTCCAGGACGAAATAATACCTTATTATATTTTTCCTTTGGAGACAGACCATCTGAGCCTGCCTTAAGGAAGTCATCGTAGTATGGATCTACGTTAAACTTAATTGCCATTTATTTGTGTCCCTTAAAATTCAAGTACGAGTTTTACAGTTTCGATCTGGTCATCTGCACGATTAACTGGCGTACGGTTTTCAATAAAGAGGATATCTCCAGAATTATGTTCTACATCAGGATCACCTACCGCTGTAACATCTCTAGCTGTATTGCTTGTTCCGTCGATTTTAACATCATCAGATACAGTGAATGCAGTAAATCCAGTAGATTCATCTTGATGATAATACAAAATACCATTAGTAGAATCGTAATCATCAATAATACCCTTTGCACCGGTACTAGAACCGATGATTGTAGAATCATTTGTAAATTCACCAGCTGCAGGAGGACCCGATAGTGTCAGACTTTTAGTTGCCCGAAGAGATCCACCAGAAGATACTGTAGTTGTACCAAAGTTGTATGGATTGCGAATAAGACCAAGCTGTCTAAATTCGTTACCAGTAATAAATGTATCGTTCTCATCGCCAGTCAAAGATTGGTTGATAGTGATATAATGCGCTCGAATATCTTCACGAGGATCGAATCCGAATCCACCCTTTGGACCAATCACTGCTCGAGCAGTTGCTCCAGAACCAGAACCATCTGATGAGATAGTAATTTTTGCTTTTGTATAACCAGAACCTGGAGCACTAACAAGAAGTTTAGTAATGGCTCCACCTGTTACTGTCACATTAGCATCTACAACAGTTGCACCTGTACCATCGCCATCGATTGCAACTGTAAAGTTATCTGATGCTGAGTAACCAGTACCACCAGCAGTAACTTTAATATTGTAAATCGCACCATCAACAGCACCTTGCTTAACTGACCATTGATCTTGAAGCGCCTGTGCAGCTGCGCCACCTGGGTTAGAAGTAAGATTTGTTGTAGGAATAAATGCTGATGTTAAGAATTTGTTTGCAGCAGTTGTTGATAGAGTATACAAGTATTTCCAAATATAACCATCAGATGCACTATTGTCAATAACACCTGTTACTGTAACACCACTATTATCTGGATTAGTAGTAGATGCACCTGGGCCAGCTTTTAGACAAAGCATGATGTGGTTGTTATCTGTAATAACATAGAATTTCTTAGATTCCAATGTAGTATCACGATCATCATATTCAGCATATGTTGTACCAGAGATCCACTGATAACGAGGAGCAGCAAACTGCAAATCGGTATTAGCCAACTTCTTAAGTGACGTCATATTCTGCCATACCTCAGTAGTATGTGAATGTGTGTTATCGTAAGGCGCAGGCGGTGTGCTGTCATCCGTCCACGGTGATGAGCGGCCAACAAACAAGTAATAATTGTTCGCTGCCGCTTCCATGTCAGCTACAAACTGCTTAGCAGCTCTTAGCCTAAAAATTTGTGTTACAATGGCGGCCATTGATTTCGACTCCTGTTATATGCTAGAGATGGTAATTTCTGCTGTTGCATTTATATCTATTGTTTTATTTATAGCCTCAGAAATGGTATAATTACGGAAATTATACATTGGATTCGGCAATAAGAATTTTAAATCTTCTAAGTATTGTTTAGGTCCAATCTTATTAGATTGTCTTGTATTATCATTTATGATCTGTTCAGTAAAATATACTGTTGCTAAATCAGCAGTATACCCAAGGTGAGCAGATGTTACACCATGACCAGATCGAGTTGCAACAACTGCTGCAGTAATCTCTACCGGAGGAATAATAATTGGAACCGGAAGACCGGCACCAAGCTGCATGCCAGGTTGTGCAAAAGGCATAACATTGGCTGCATCATTCTTTTGAAGAATTTCGATGAAGAGAAGAATCTCACCAAAGAAAATAAATCCAGCTGGATGTACCAACCGGTTAAAGGCGTTTTTCCACTGGTCAATGTTTGCACCAGTCTTAAGAATATATGAGAACTTCTGATATTTAAATGAATCTTGGATTCTTTTATCATCTGAAATAAAGGACCTAGAAGTAGAGCCTGAACCAGATTTATAAATTTTAACTACATCACCGTCGCTTAGCGCAGGCGTAAATGTTAATTTATAAGCAAGTGTTTCTGTAATATCATCATCAGTATTCGGATCATCTGGAGAAGCACCATATGTTCTATAATATGTACTTGATTTCCAATTTGTATTTAGTACTCCATTAACAAAAATGATAGGAGTATTATACAAAAGCCAGAAGCCGTTATCATCTTGTCCTGTTACTTCACTTGTAGTTCCAGAAATAGTATATGTTAATGTAGGTGTATAGCTACCAGGATTTGCCTTTACATCTGCAGCAAAATCTGTCCATGGATTATCAGATGGACTGAATATATCTTCTTTTGGAAAATATATCTCAACTTCATCATTAAACAATAGATTAAAGAAAGATACAATAGAATCGGGTGTACCGCGTGATTGATAAAAGTCAACTAGCTTTGTATAGAACAACCTAGGATCTGCGGCAAATGTACGTGGTACAGAAATACCAATCTCTTGTTGAAGATTAGTTAAAAACTGTTGTTCAACAAGATCAATGTCTCTTTGGTCTGCAACACGGTTTACATAATGTGATGCACGGTTTTCTGAAACCAAGTACTTATTAAACAGTTCTAAGAACTCAATGAAATCTGGGTACGTCTGATTAATATGTTCCGGAACTAAATCCGAAATCAATGAAGAAATATCCACTTGATGTGAGTCAATATTTATATAGTGTTCATCCATTATTCATGCCTTGATGTCGTTGAATAGTTAACACCCGCTGATGTACCACCAGTAATCATTGTATCTACTTCACCGGTAATAACACAATCATCTACCAAAATGGTTAGCAATTCATTTCGCTTTGGAGCCAAGTCATTCGAATCGGGATCTGCTGTAATCTCTATATATGTTCCAGTAAATGAATTGATAGTAGCGGTAAATGATAACTTACCTGATGTTACGTTAATTGTACCAGCGTTATTTTCGATAATTGCTTCTGTTGTGCCGGTACCTTTTACGATTTGAAGTCTGCGTTCTCCGGCTTCGTTTACACGATCACGTAAAGTGCATCCAGTATTTCCGTTGTGTACGAATTCGGTTGACGTAATTATCTGCTCATTTGATTTCGTATTATATATTGGAGAAGAAAATACAACGTCGTATTTAGCTTCACTTGTTGTTGTAGGCACAACACGCTTTTTCATTTTAACTCTGACAATAGAGTTTAGAATAGCAACGTTAGATGCATCGATTTTACTAATAACATTTGAATATCTAAACACACCATCAAAGCGTTTTAGCTGGTCATTATTATATACACGAATAACTTCTCGTGCTTGTTCTTCAAGAGCATCTGCAGATAGAGCAGTAACGTTTGGATTATATTTAAAGAATACATCTAAATAAACATATGTATATTTAGGATCTACAATTTCTGGAGTAATAGAAACAACATTCTTTGGTTTTAGATATTGAGAAATAATTAGCGTCTTATCAGCTGCTGTGACAGCTTCAGCATCTTTAGGTTTAATAGAAATATAAACTTTACCATAATCTGGCGGATCATTGTCTTCTCCACCCCATACAGTAATAGCATCAATGTTCGCATAGTTATTCTGAATAATTGTTTTATAGTCATCAGGAGTAACAGCACGGTTCTGAGAAACAAAGGATAATGGAGCATTAAACTTAATTGACTCAACATCTTCCTTTGATGAACCACCTTGCGCCTTTTGATTCACCGTAAGTGTTACATTAGTATTCCCTTGAATAGTTCCAGATAAGGCAAAAACAGATGCACCGTTTGCTGCATCATTATCGGTTACCAAAGTTTCAAGTTGAATAATATTACCGTTATCTAATTTTTGTCCAAGAACTCCATCACCAAATTTGACTTCATAAACACCAGTTCTACTTTCCTCAAGAAAATATACCTTTGATGTGGCTGTAACTTCTGTAACGTTGACAACAGAATCATATGTTTCTTGTGCAGTATTAGTATCAGATGCCTGTACTTTAACAGTAAGTTCAGATGTAACAGCATTTGCAAATGGGATTAAATATGCTTCTGCGGAATCTTTATCAAATACATATTCAGTATTTTTATATGATCCTTGAAGAATTTTTATATTGCTAAAGATATATTCTCCATTTGAATCAATCGTCGTTGTCAGGGTTCGATCGTTAACAAACTTATATGACACACCGTCAATAGTAGAAGTAAATACCGTACCCTTAGTCATAGTCAAAGGAAGATATGTGTTATCGTCAGATAACACCCCAGTAGGATTATTTACTTTTACATCAATATATGCCGCAGCAGGATATGAAGAACGTGGTGTATAACCAAGCATCTTAGCATGCGATACAACTGAAGGCCGTAATCTAGCAGAATCTAAGAATGTTTCGTTAATTGCAAAGTTAGCATTAATTGCATTATAGTGTGTGACATATGCCATAACATCAAGCAATGAGCTCAGTGCAGAACCTTCAAAGTTATAATCTTCAAAGGTGTCTTGTTCTCTCATAAATGTTTTTAGGTCGGCTTTGATTGTATCAAAGTCCATTTCCGAAACTTTAAGACGGTTTGTATCTGACATTTATCTGAGCCTCTCAATAATGAATTCTATGTCTGTAGTTAAATTTTCTGGTGACAGTATTTGTACTTCTAATTTTAAATTTAATGCATTACGATGTGATAGATCTGTTATATCTACGTTTAAAACTTTTACTCTTGGTTCATAGTTGCGAAGAGTATTAATAATTCTTTCTTCCATCTCAGCTTCTACGATAGGATCAAAAAGTTCAAAAATAAATTCTGTCAGTGATCCGCCAAAGTCAGGATCGAAAAACTTCTCACCGCGCCGTGTAAGCAATATATTACGTACAGACTGCTTTACAGCTTCAACGTCACGTTTAATAGGAACATCCTTTGTTACTGGATGTTTCTTAAACACAAAGTCAAAATCTGAATAAGGTTTTGTCCGAGCCCTGATATTTGAATCTATTGTTGCCATACTTCTATTTATACCTTAATTCGCGGAGACTGTGCTTGCACCCGCAGTTAATGTGATACCACAACCATACT